GAACACATCAAGGGTACGCTGACGGTCAAAATCCCAGAGAAATGGGAGTGGGACAAAGACATGTTGATAGATATGTTCGCAGACAACTCTAACAATCCAGACTTTGTTCTGAGTGAGTGCAAGATTGATCGCAAAAAACTAGAGAAGGCCGCAGCCCCAACACGCGAGTTAGTTCGCCGCGCCCTCACAATCAAAATGGGTACGCCCACATTTAAGGTGAACAAATGAACATAGAACCGTTCCAAACAAACGACAGCACCGTAAAGCAAGCCGCCAAGGTTATGCTCGTAGGTCATCAAGGCAGCGGTAAGACCACAGCCATTGCAGACTTTTACGAAACATATGGCGCTGGGCTGGTCCTCTCAGGTGAGAGCGGACTGTCATCTATATCGCACCTTCCAATCGACTACCTTCCTTTCGCCTCGTTCGATAGGCCGAACAAAGGTGGAAAGTACACGTTCATGGACCTTGTTAAGTACGTGTCAAGCGATGCGTTCAAAGCGAAAGGCTACAAATGGATCGCGCTCGACAGTGCCACCGAACTATCTCAGCGATGCTTTGCTGACGTGGAAAAAGAGTTCGAGGGATCGGCTAACGGATTTGAAAAATGGGGCGCATACGAACGTAAGATCACGGCTGCGCTCAAGTGGATACGCGACCTTGAGACGAACGTACTTATCACGTGCCTTGCAGCCGAGGAAACCGACGACAACGGGGCTACGCAATACTGGCCGATGTTGGTTCAAAAAAAGGTGCAGAAGTTGGCACCCGCCTTGTACGATCATGTGTTCTGCCTAGTCCGCAAGACGCAAGAGGATGACGGTCGGCTCAAGGTTACGCGCCACCTGATTACGGACAACGTGCACGGCTGGCACGGCAAGAGCCGTGACCCCCACCGCCGACTAAAACCCGTAGAGAATACCGACAAGGTGACGGACCTGCTGGCCCGTATCTACATGACCGAAAACGAATTTATGAACGCTCAGAAAGAGGGAGTATCCAAATGAGTGAATGGAAGGGACTGACCGAGATCAGCCTTGAAGGTATCGAGGTTAAAAAGTCTATCATAGGCGCGGGTCGCCACGTGGTGAAGATTGCCGCCGTTGACATTGAGACCAAGGGCATTGATCGCCAGATGGTTATCACAATGGAGACACCCACGGCTCAGTGTAAGGATTGGCTGACCGTACACGTTGGCAACTACAACGATGAAAACGACAAGGATCGCGCAGGTAAGCGTCTCAATCGTGGCCTCGGTCGAGTGCTTCGTATCCAGCATGTGCTGGGGGCTACGTCTGCTACGTCGATCAAACCTTCTGACTTCTTCATCGGCAAAGAAATCGGGATCGAAGTCTACGAAGATAATTATATGGGAAAGACCCAGACAAAAGTTGGTTCGTTCTTCGGCCCTACGGAAGTTACTCAGTCGAAGGCCGCCGCAGTGCCGCCGATGCCGGATGATGAAATCCCCTTCTAATGTTTCCCGTTCACCCCCTCGCACAGAAGTTACTCAGCGACATTGACGATGGGTTCGCCGCCGAAACACGCGGCGAACCCCGCGCTTATATAGGCGCGTCTATGGCTGGCACAGATTGCCTCGCCAAGATGGCGTTGTCACTGCGCGGTTATCCAGACGTAGAGCCAGAGCCGCAACTTAAACGTATCTTTCATGCGGGACACCGTATTGAGGATTGGGTTGTGCACGATTTAAAAAAACGTGCCGACCTACGAGTGTGGGAAAAGGATGACATTACTGGGCGACAGCACCGAGCCGAGTGGCTCAACGGTCATGTCGTATGTCACAGCGATGGTCTGGTAGATTTCGAGGATGGGTCAGGTATGGCAATCCTTGAGATCAAGTCGATGAACTTGGCGAACTTTACCAAGTTTCGTAACGATGGGGTGAAGTCATCACACCGTCATTACTATCGGCAGATGGTAATGATGATGGCGATGTTCAACATCGAGCGCAGCCTGTTCGTATCGTACAATAAAAATAACTCTCAATATCACGCTGAGATCGTGCCGTTCGATCAAGATGAATGGTCCCTCATGTACGTACGAATACAGGCTGTGCTTGATGGACAGGCAGACCGAATATCTACAACAGCCGAAGATTGGCGATGCAAGGGCTGCTTCAAGCGGGATAGCTGCTGGTCCGTGCCGGAACTAACCCCAGACGTTCGGTACTGCAAGCACTCGTACGCCAATAAAGACGGTGGTTGGACGTGTAAACATGGATGCGATGGAAACGTGGTGTGCAATCACTACGAACAATTCGCACCAACTCCGAAAGTGTAGTGAAGTGAACCAATTAAATGTAGAATTTCTACGAGAACTCTCGGACGTACGGGTGAGTATCATACGTAAAGAGGCCGACATCGAGAGCATTGCTGAACGTGTGTACGAGTTATCGAACAATGGCGACATCGGGTTACAGAATACGGATGATCTTCATAGGGCTAAGAAGAAGCTGAAGTTCGAGAAGGAACGGCTCGTAGAACTCAAGTGTCACAATGCCGAACTGGAAGTTCTAGCAGTACAACAGCAATTTTTACGGGGGCTTACCGATGTCTAATCGTAACGAGGCGATTGATGCAGCCAAAGATAAGATCAACAATGATCGTGCGAAAGACTACGGCGATGCTCTTTACATGCACGAAGCAATCAGTATCGGCTGGAAACACATTATAGAAATGGCTGAGTATTCCGACGGCAACATCACGCCAGCGCACGTATGCCTGATGATGGATTGGGTGAAGACCTGCCGACTATGCGTCACGATTGACCATGAAGATAGCTGGCAGGACAAGATCGGCTACTCGGCTTTAGGAGCAGAAATCTCCGACACACAAGGTAAGTTGTAGTTAATTTTCACTAGCCCCTGCTACGTAATCAACACCGCCTTCGCGTAAGAACGGCATCTGGCCGAGGATAGGTATGCGACCCATCAATTCTCTCCACATCATACGCTCTTTCGCGTTCGTACTATCACCGCCGATCAAGTCTGTTCCGTATTCCATGAGACCGGCGCCAACATCGAAGACATCTGAGAATAGTCCGAGCGATGGGCCAGCCAGCATTTCGGCAGTGCGCCATTTACCGTACGCGCCATTGTCCGCTTGCGCTGCGCTGTCGTACCATAGCTGACCGATAAGGCCGAGGCCGCCGAAGGTCATAAGCCCATCGACGTACCATCCAGCCGCAAGGTCCATCATGCTGCCTTCGTCCACCGACCCTTTAGCAATCCCGAATACTGGATGGTCTTTGCCAGATAGACTTCGATCACGTGTGTCGAAGGATTGGTTGTCTTCGCCACCGCGACCTTGAACTACGTCTTTTGTAGCAACCACGCCAGCACCGAACGCAGGGCCAACGCCAGCATAATATAGTAGAGGCTTGAGGTTACGATCACCGTCGGCGTTCGCACGTGACGCCTGTACAGCCGCACGTCCCATGCGCGTCATCATAAGCGGGAACGATTTAAGCTGCATGATGATCTGGCCCGTAGGCGTCTGCGCCCACAACGGTTGATCGTTTGCGTTTGGCGTAAAGATTGTCTGGTTAGCGAATTTGTGGATCGCTGTAGAAATCTCGTAGTAGTCAGGGTGCGGCTCGGCGTCCCCGCTAGTAGCCATTATCATGTCGAGGTTCATGCTCTCGTTCTGATGTAGCTTTTTCAATCCGTACGCTTCAAGCTGCCGCTTCGCCATACGGCCCTGCTTTGTATTCGGCGCATCGAAGGCTATACGTTGCTGCGCCTTGAAGTGCTCGAAGGCGACCGCTGCCGATATGTCCCGCATTGCGTCAGTCCACGGTGTCAGCATTGTAGCGGTGAAGAACCCACTGGTGAACTGCGTATTGTCCACGCCAAACGCTTTGGTCATTCTGTCGTGAACGATGTTCTCCGTAGCCGCCCCAATGTTTCGAATTTGTTCTCGATATGCTGGTCCGCTGATCGGGTCCAGATAGAATTTGTTTATCGCGGAAGCGTAGGACTTGAAATCCCCGCTACGAATAAGCGGAAGAACGAAGTCACCCATGCTGGTGAGTGTAGTAAACGATAGCAATGTCACGGCGTTTACTGAACGTAGATATTTGCTTGCGTTTTTCAAATTGTATAAGCCGTCTTTGCCGTCAATAGGCTTACGTAGGGTGGCGTTCATCATGCCCTCGGCGTGACGTAGGCTCTCATCTGGGATCGGGTTTTCAAAGCCGTTTGTTTCGGTGAGAGCGGCGGCTATAGCTTCCGCCCTGTAGCTGAAGTTCCGTCGCATTTTCTCCGCACCAAGCGAAGTCTCTCCGTCAGTTTGCACAAGATCAAGCATGGCTTGCTTGATCGCCATCTTCGACCTTCCAGACTTAGCCATTTCAATTAGCTCTGAAGTTTTTTCTGCCGCCGCTTCCTCATTCGGATACGGTGGGTGGAAAGCGTCATCAGAAAATACGTGCGCAGCGATACCTTCATCGTTCTTTCCCGCCTTGAGTACGTTCTTGTAGTCCCTCTTGAGAACCATACGAGAGGACAGCAAGCGAGTGATCGCGTCACCGCCGCCGGATAGGGTGGCGATGTAGTCATGGAACCCATGACCATTGACGCCAAACTTGTTTGCGATGTCGAGGCGGTGTTCGAGATTGTCCGAATACTTCGTCATCACAACCATTAGATCGTTCTCAAGGAACTGCGACAGGTCGTTACGTGGGCGGGTGGCGTCAGTGAACTCGGCGAACTGATCCATGTCGAGACGTATGAGACGCTGGAAATCTGTATGGTCGTCCTTGCCAGCCATAGATTTGCCCGTTTTGCGGAACAGTGCAGGATCACCCGTCAGCACGCCATCTTGAGCGATGAGCCGTTCGGCTACCCTGTTCGCTCTAGCTGCCGCATCGACTAATGACATTACGCCTTGACCAGACGTACGGGCTTCACTCTCACGAACGAAGTATCTGCCCAGCATTTCAACGAACTGCTCTCTGTTCGCGCTAATCAAATCTTTACGCCACACTTGCGGGAAGTAGTTTTTCGTTATGTTGCCAACCAAAATACCAGCGTCACGTAGTCGAGTGACCGAATTATCCAGATACCCTCTCGCGTGATCGTAGGCTTTACGTTCTGTAGCCGTCAGGCTAACCGCACGTCCCTTGCCACGCAATGCACCAGCAATGCGCCTGTGAGACATTGGCTGCTGTGTACGTCTTGATGGTTCTAAGCCGAGCGAACCTTTTACTGTGCCGGAACCCGGGGTTGCTTCGAACATCTGCACTAAGCCGTCATTAAACCAACGGCCCATGAAGCCTTTAGCGTCTTGCTGTTCGTTCAATATGCGCTGGAAAGGGACTACGAAACGCCCCATACGGGCATTGACCCGTTCGAAGTGTCCACCCGCTCCGTCGGCTGGTTCAAAGAAGTTAGCGACGTTCGCCATTCCGTTCTTGAGCATGACCGCTGCGTTCGTACTGGTCAGTGTCCACTTGGCAGTAGAGCGAATAGCCATTCCATCTGCGTCGCTGATCGTGCCGCCACGACGTACACGACTGAGTGCGTCCGTCATTTGGCTAGGGACGCCAGCCATTTCTAGGTTTTGCGCTGTGTTCTGCAAGCCCATCATGCCGCCATCAAGGCTGTCTTCCATTTCGCCCATCAAGTAAGCGATTGGGTCACTGACTGATGGTTTATTTCCTATGTCCAATTTAGGCTCATTGAAGTCTACGCTGCGAATGTCTTTGATGTTCGCGGCGTCGATCATGGATTTCTCTGAGCCAATCGTGAGCGATGTGTACCCTGCGTCTCGCATCGCGTTGCGCAAATTGACTGAACCGCTCGCCGCTCGCGTCAACATTTCCATAATTTCGGCTGGTTCGTAGTAACCAGATATGGTTTCAAAGACAGCATCCACACGACTAGGCATCGCCGTACTTTCTTTAGTCTTCAACGCTTGCTTAATACCCTTGATGATAGGAGATTTAGGCGTGATCCTCTTGCTGATAACCACAGGGTTATCGTCTCGGATAAATACGGCACGTACGCCCGTAGGGTCTCTGCCACCAATACGCTCAATTTCTGCTACGATTGCTCGCTCTTTATCGTACTGGATGGTGAGGCGGTCGTCTGTGGCGTTACCCTTGTAAAGCATATTTCGGATGCTTTCACGGACACTTGCGA